TTTCCAGCCGATCCTTTGGGGTCGCCGGGAAATCGCAATCGCTCACCACCGACGATGAAATCCATGTCTTTGTCCACTCTTTGACCGTTTGCTTCATGGTGGGTTGGCCGCACCCTTTGGTCTTCGGTCGATAACCATTCTTTTTCGAGCGCAAGCCCGGTAGCGTCCGCCGCTGCATCCGATCCGACATTTGCCGCCGTGTGCGTTTCTGTTCGGGCTATCGTTTCAGCCCGGCGCTTGGCGATTAGCCCGCCTGTTTCGTCTTTGATGCGCCGCGCTAATACTCTAGGCGGCTCGTTTTGCTCGTTGCCGCGAACGATAGCCTTGCGGATTTGCGTTCTGGTGTTTTCTAATATCTGGACGACTTTTGCCGCCGCATAGGACGTTAGCCACGACCGAACCGCAGCCTGCGCGATTTCAAACAAGGACAGAAACTTAGTCTCAAACCCTGCTTGCCCGCCCTTTTCGGCGCTTAATTCCTCAAACACCAATTTGGCGCTTGCCATGGCGACTGTTTCAAGCCGCCCTTCAAATATCCGGGTTAGCCCCGCCTGATACGCGCCGACCACTTTGGTTGCTTGTTCAGGTGATCCGTCAGCCACATGCTTTGCAGCAGAACGAGAAATGCGGCGAAGAACCTTCTCAATATCGCTTGCCAAGCCTCGTTCATAAGCCGCAGCAAGCAATACATGACGCTGGACGCGCCGAAGGGTTTTATTCTTCGTCCTCGCCGTTACCACCGATATTGGTTTCTTCTTCGGTGGCTTCGCCATTGTTTACGTCCTGCGGTTCTGGGCCGCCATCCGGCATAGTTCCGGCAACTTCCAGCGGAACCATAGAAGAAGGCACAAGAACAACATCGCCGCCCGGCACAGGCTCAAGCCCCATCCGTTCGCGCTTTTCGTTGATCGTAAGGCTGTTGGATTGTTCGATACGTTGCCACTGCGCTTCGCGCTCGCCTGCAAAGACTTCAAGATCATCGCAATCCGGGTAAATCGTCAGGTCTGCGCCATAGGCAGGGCCAATCCACCAAGAAAAGGCGCGACACCACTGGTGAAGCAGCGGGATGACCGTCTGGCGGTAAAAGGCTTTATTGGCTTCGGTGTAGTTTGAATATGTATTGTCGCCCGGTATGCCAAGCATCAGCGGCGGGACGCCAAACGCCAGTGCGATCAACCGCGCCGACTCATGCAGCCCTTCACCGAAATTCATGTCTTTGGGCGAGAAGCCCATTTCGCGCCAATCAAGCCCGCCGTCTAGCAGAATGGGTTTCCCGGCGTTCTTTTGGCCGGAGAAACTTTCATCCAGTTCGGCTTTGAGCCTTTGCCATTGATCTTCGGTGAGCTTGTCCCCTCCCTCTTTAGGAGCGTAGACAAGCGCGCCAGAAGGTTGCGCACCATTGTTGAGAAGCGCATTGTTCCACCTCAAAGCGCCCGTGTGCATGTCGATAGCGAATGCAGCCGGGTCAATGTTTGGCATACCACGCCAATCATTGTTTGGGTTGTATTCTTTCACATGCAAAATGGGCAAAATGCCCTTCATCACATCAACCGGGAACGTCTTACGCGACTTCCCGTCATTGTAAGTGTAGCTTGCTGGAAAACCCTGCGGGCCGGGATCAACCGTCATCCGACCCGGATTGATGCGGTATAGCTCTTTCGGCCTTTTGCTTACCTCGACCTTTTCCGCGAAGAATTCGCCCGCGAGGAGCAAGTCACTAAGCGTGGCGATACGGAAGGCTTCGCCATCCTGCATCGGATTAGGGCGGTTAAGCAAAGCAGCAAGGTCAGGGACATCGACTTCTTCCTCTCCCCGCTTGATTTCGAGCGGGATATTCGCCGCTGCCCTTGCGACCATATAGACGCAGGCGTTGACGATTGGATTTTGCTGATAACCTTCCTTGGCGATCTGCTCGAACTGACGCTGCGGCCATTGCGGGAGATTAAGCGCGCGCGTGGCGATCAGTGTCCCGACGCTGGAATATTTCTTTTCCGGCGCAGCTGGGGCTACCGGCTGCGGCTTGGAGAAAGGCCAAACCATTAGATGCGCCTAATCGACGGCTGGGCGACCGAACGCCGCGCGCTTTCCAGCGCATAGCGGAGGGCGTCGATCACATGGTTTGATTTATCTTCCAGCACCGGCAAAACCTCATTGGTGAGCTTGTCGATCTTGTATGAATACAAGGAAAGCTCATCAATCGTGTGACGACAATCGGGATGCACCACGATGTCATGCGATTTAAGGAACTCAACGCCATCCTCAACGCTGCCCGCGCCCTTTAGAGCTGAGACAATGTTAAAGCCTTGGCGGTTCATGTAACTGATCGTTTCAGGTCTGGCGCTATCGGCCCTAATGGGCCATTTGCGGCAACCCGGTATTTTATCAAACAGGGCCGGAGTTGCGTCTATTTCGCAGCCGACTTTGTAGACTTCACGATCAACGTAGAGGGTTCGGCCCTCAAGATAACAGCGCACAAGGACGGTCGGATCGACCGAAAAGCCCCAATCGGCCCCGTAGTAGTAGCGCCTCGTCGGGTCTTCGGTGAACTCGTCCCGGTCGCCAACGCGCCAGTTCTTGAACACACGCGCTTCACTGTTGCTCTGGTATTCGCCAAGCCAAATGTGCCGGTATTTATCCGGGTCGCGGCGCTGATCCCAAAGCATTTCATCCCGAAGCACATCGGGAAAAAACGGGTTGCGGTCGTAGTTGACCCGCTTGATAACGGCGTTTGGCGGCGGCTCGCCGTTGCGGAACATATTATCCACCGGGTCAGTAGCGAACCGGGGATTCCAGCTAAACCATAGTTCCGACCCCGGCTTTCTCAGGGTCGGTATCAAAATATCTAGCGAGGTTTGGGAGACTGTTGCCGCCTCCTCAACCCACGCAATGTCCAAACCTTCAGTTGATTTGACCGCTTCTGGATTAGAGCGAAGCCCACCGAAGATGAAAAGCGAGCCGTTCTTTCCGCGTATCTCATTTAATGTGGATTCAAAGAAGTCCGAATAACCAAGCGCGGCTATCTTGTCGTCCAGCAGCCGCTTTGACGAGTCCCGGATCGACTTCTGAATTTCACGGTAACAGGCAATGCGTAGTGGCTTCTGGCCTGCCATCAGCAACAGGGCAGTGGCTATACTGTGCGACTTGGCCGAACCGCGCCCACCGTAATAGGCTTTGTATCTGGCCGGGCTGAATAAGGGCCGGAACGACTTCGGAATGCTAACTTGCGGGCGTGTCGTCATCGTCACCGACGAATACAATCTCAATAGATTGTTTGATCGGGCCTCCGTCCGGGCCGCTTAACTCAACTGAATTTGTATCTTTCCAGCCAAGGCGGGTTTTAGCCCAGAAGATCGCTGCCGGGGTGGCCCTTGGATCGTCCTTGGTGGCTTGGCGGTATAGGTTGCCGACAACCATTGCATGAGCCTTGGAGCCGCCAGCCGCTAATTCATCGGCAAAGTATTTCCGCAGCGTATTATCCGAAATGCCAAGCGCATAAGCGATAGCTAGTTGCTGGAAGCCGCCAGCAGACATGACATTTACAATCCGGCGCTGTTCTTCGGTCGGTTCAAAAGGTGGACGCCCGCCTTTGTTAGTTGGCTGCTGCTCGTCCACTCTTTACCTCACTAAACGTCTGGCCCGTCGCCTCTAGGGTTGCTTCCTTGCCGGTGAAATCCTGCCAACGGGTAACAGCCACATCAACATAGGCCGGGTTAAGTTCGCAGGCGTGGATATGACGGCCTGTCATTTCGCCCGCTATGATTGTTGTGCCAGAGCCGCTAAAAGGCTCGTAAACAGCCTGACCGGGCGATGAATTGTTTTCAATAGGGCGCTTCATGCACTCAACGGGCTTTTGTGTTGAATGGCCCGTTTCTGACTTTTGCGGCTTGTCTATTTGCCAAAGAGTGGATTGCTTGCGGCCACCATCATAATGGCCGTTAGCTCCGCTTTTTACCGCATACCAGCAAGGCTCATGATGCCAATGATAATCACCGCGGCCAATAGCAAAATTATTCTTAGCCCATATAATTTGAGAACGAAGACCAAAGTTATTAGCAATCAAGCTATCAGCTACCGAGCCAGCATAAAGTCCTGCATGCCAAACATAAGCAACATCACCGGGGAATAGCGCCCACGCCTCGCGCCAATCAGCTTTGTCGTCGTTAGCAACTTTACCAAGAGCTTTGCCACCTATCGGAGTTCCATCGGGTCTCTTAGCCTTATTACGCCAGTCAGCGTCGTATTCCACACCATAAGGCGGGTCTGTAACCATCAAATGCGGCTTAACGCCATTCAGCGCCTTATCAACCGTTTCAACGCTTGTGCAGTCACCACAAACAAGCCTGTGATTACCAAGCAACCACACATCGCCAAGAACCGTTACCGGCTCTGCTGGAGGCTCCGGCACAGCGTCCGGGTCTGTAAGCCCTTCGGTCTTTTCGGCCATAAGGTCGGCCAACTCACCGCCGCCAAAACCCGTCAGGTCAATATCGAAATCAAGCGCCTTCAGGTCAGCCAATTCGACCCTCAGCAAATCCATATCCCAACCAGCGTTTAAGGCCAGCTTGTTATCAGCCAGCACATAAGCGCGCTTCTGGGCCTCAGACCAGCCTTTAGCGACCATCACCGGGATTTCATCGATCCCTAGCTTCTTAGCCGCCATAACGCGACCGTGGCCCGCTATAAGCCCGCCTTCCTCATCAACCAGAACCGGCGTCGTCCAGCCCCATTCGCGGATGCTGGCGGCGATCTGGTCAACCTGTTCGGGGCTATGGGTGCGAGCGTTGCGCGCATACGGCACAAGAGACGCAACCTTGCGGCGCTCGACCTTATCGGCAGGCCAAGCTGTTTGTTTGGACATGATCGCCCTTTATAAACCGAAATAACTAGGGTTAGGCGTTGACTGCGTTTGTTAACTGTGTATTATATTACACATGCTTGAAGTGCAAACCACAGAATATTTTGATAAATGGCTGCACAAGCTACGTGACGTAACTGCCGCTAACGCCATTAAGGTTCGCATCGCCAATTTCCGCCGGGGATTGTTGGGCGATGTTAAGCCCGTTGGAGACGGAGTCTTAGAGGCTCGGCTACATTTAAGCGCCGGATACCGCATCTACTTCGTCAAACACGGGAATACGATGATCTTGCTGTTGTGCGGTGGCGATAAAGGCTCTCAAAAAGCTGACATAGCCAAAGCCAAGAAAATGCTCTTGGAGGAATGACAATGCCGCTCAAAATAAAGCCATTCAATATTCTTGATCACCTCAAAACCCCGGAACAACGGGCGGGCTACCTTGAGGCCGCTCTTGCCGAAGGCGACGCGGGGACAATTGCCCTTGTCATTGGGGACATCGTGCGAGCTATGGGCGTAGCAAAGGTCGTAAAAGACACCGGGCTCAGCCGCGAAACGATTTACAAGAGCTTCAAAGCTGGCGGCAATCCAACGCTTTCTACCACCTTGAAAGTGGCTAAGGCGCTAGACTTGAAACTTGCGTTTCAAAGCACGGCAAAGTCAAAGCCAACCAAAACACGGGCTAAACCGATACAGGCGGCAGAGTAGCGAAGCTGGATGATCGGGTCGGACAAGCCTAGTCGCCAAGGGGGTGCGGAGTGGTTAGCTGCCGCCCGATCAAACGAAAAACGCCCGCAGCAGTTAAGCCACGGGCGCATGTGTTCTAGTATCATCTTCTGACTAGCATAACTTGATTATATTGTCAAGTTATACCTTCCCCATCGCTTTCGCCAAAGCGACAAGCGCGTCGATAGTATGCCGCACCTCGAACATATGCCCTGCGAACTCCATGTTGTCGCAAACCATGTATTCGACTGATGCTGCGCCGTTCTTACCTCCGGCCCGCGCCATTTCACGACGCCATTCGGCTACATCGTCGCGCCATTTCCAGACGGTTTCTAATGGTAGGTCGCTGCCCGATCCGCCGTGACGCTCATCCCTTGGCGCACCCATAGCGGCAAGCCATTGGCCCCGTATGCGAGCGTATTGAATGCCCGCGTCATAGAGGGCGTTGTCGAGGCGGTAGAGCAGGACAAACCGGCCAAGGCTGCTTTCAGCCAATGGCGAGGTTTCGCCCTTCCTGTGTGGCTGGCTGCGAACCAACGCTATCTCAGCGTCGGCTTGCGCTCGGCTTAATTCATTTTGGCGTTCTTGCGCTGTTGACTCGCGCTGCAAACGGCCATTCGGTTCACGCCTTGGAGGGTTAATGTCCATAGGTCAAATCCATTTCGCTCTGGCAGTGAACGCGCCCATTTTCTTACCCGTGAACCGCTCAAATGGCCGTTCGCCCTTGCTGGCCTTCTTGAACAAAGCGGCCAATTCAGGAGGGTCGTTGACGATGATTTTAGGTGATTGGCTACTAGGGTAGCGGGCCATAGCTTCCGCCACCTCTGCGGCCCTTCTAGCCCGCGCTAAATCGCGTTTCTTTTTGTCATACTCCTTCTGCCATACACGGCGGCGAGCCTTGCGTTCTTCGGGAGTCATTTTTGGCGGTCTAGCGGCGGCGCGCTCTGCCTTGAGGCGTTCTTTTTCGGCCTTACGCTCGGCGCGCTGTTCTGCGGTTAAGCGATTGCCCGTAACCGGAGCGTCTAGCGGTATGCCTTTTTTCACCCGGCGTCGGTTACGCTCGGCGTCCAGCTTTGCCTGATAGGCTACCGGATCAGCTTTAAGCTGGTCGTATCTGCGCCTATGACGGGCTAACTCCTGCTCACGGATGTGATTGGCGTATGCAGGATCGGCCGCCATGCGCTCTATCCGACGCTGATGATGTTTCTTCATCCGCTCAATATGACGAAGCTGCTTTTCTTCCTCAGTCAAAGTCTCAGGCTTCTCGTAAGGCGGCAGCAACCCGATTTTGCGCGCCCAACGGCGTTTACGCTGTTCACGCACCTTGTCTTGGTTTTCCGCGCGCCAGCGACGATAGCGTTCTTTGTCCTTTTCGCTTTTCACTTGGTCGCCCCACGATTAGAGCCGACGACGTTTGTTCTATTGATGTCGCGCATCAGGGATTGATACATGGCCTGCACACGCGCGCGTTCTTCCGGCGACTTTTCAGACCTGACAGGATTCTGACTTGCCAGGCGCAACCGCTGTTCTTTGACGGCCTTGTCAGCCAGTTCGGCGCAGCGTTCGTAGATTTCCCCGGCGTTAGGAGCAAACCGGGTAGCGCGACGGCAAAATGCCCGGCAGGCTTCGTCAACGATTTGCGGCGTAAAGTTCGATAAGGTTTCCAGATACGCCGCCAGAGTCGCAGCCGCCGTCGCCTCGTTCATCAACTGCGAGCCTTGGAAATTCAGAAACATCCTTGTTAGCGAGTCGCGCTTCGCCTGATTGTGCATCGGTATATCCATTTGATTTTAACCACAGTGACGCAAAACCATTACGCGAACTCGTATTATTTGCCGGGCTTCCACGCGCCTTGTCGGCCATCCATTCGGGCTTGAACCCCGTCCAGCCACGCGCGATCATCTCAGCCGCAGCCGCTTCCGGGTCGCCATGTGCGTTGAAGGCTTTGACCAGTTCCCGCGCTGCCCTTGCGGTCAGCTTGGCCTTTTTGGCCTTGCGGTGAGCGATAATATCGCTGGCAGTTTGCTCAGATAGGCATTCGGAAAGGATAGCGGCGGGCGTAGCCTCGCGCGTATTATCTTCGTTAGAAGATAATATATGTGATTGTGATTGTGATTGCTTGAGCATTGCCACGTTTTTGCTCTGGCATTGCTCTGGCATTGCTTTAGCATTGCTAGAACAATCGGCTTTGGCATAGCCACCACGACGGCCTGCGGCAGCGCGACGGTCATAAGCGGCCTGTGCGCTGACAAGCTCTTGGTCTATGCGCTTGTGCCGCCATTCCGCGTCAAAAAACCCTTTAAGGGTAATTCCAGCGTCATCCCATTCATCCGGCGTCATTCTGGCTATTCTAGCCAGCTTGCGCTCGTCGTTTGGCAGGCCGCCGTTCGACCAGTAGTGCATAATCAGGAGCAAATAGGCTCCATGCTCTGCGGTGGATAAATGCCCGGTGTCGGCAAGATAGTCGGCCACATAAAGCGGCATCCAGGCACGGCTCATGCGGCCTCTCTTGCCGCAATAGCGCGGCCAATCAGTTCTGGAATTTGCGGAACGACTGCGTTTCCTAGCGCTCTAAGTCGCTGTGACCTATTGGGAATCCCATTAGCCACTCGACCCACATCGGGTTCAACGCTCCACCAGCTTGAGCCGCTAAAGTTGGCGTGTTCCTGGTGTATTCTGCCGGATAAGCCGCCTCCTTGGCATTGTGAGCCGTTGGAGTAGGCCACATTCGAACGGCATGGCAGAGCATTATCTGTTTTATCTTGTCTATTCTGTTCTGGATATTCAACGTGTCCGATTTCGCTTCTGTTGTGGTTGGGGTAGGCCACAATCCAGATACGGTCGCGCTGGTGAGGAGCGCCGACACTGGACGCCGATATAACTTCCCATTCCGCATCATACCCGACCTCGGCCAAGGTTCTGAGAACCTCGTCAAGCCCTCGAGCAAGCAATGCTGAGACGTTCTCCACGATGACGTAGCGCGGTCTAACCTCGCTAATAATTCTGGCGTATTCAAACCAGAGGCCGGAGCGTTCACCGGCAAGCCCTGCGCCTTTTCCGGCTGTGCTGATGTCTTGGCACGGGAACCCGCCGCAGATTGCGTCAACGGCAATTCCATCGGCAGCAAGTCGATCTGCTGTGATTGTTCTAACGTCATTGTATATCGGCACCTTGGGCCAATGCTTCGCCAAAACCTTTTGACAATAAGGTTCAATCTCGCAGAACGCGACAGTTTCAAAAGCGCCGCTGCGCTCTAGTCCCAGGGAGAAACCGCCAATGCCGCTAAAGAGATCAAGCAAGCGCATTTTCATCTACGGATGTCCTCCCACATAGCTTCCGCAAGGTCGCGCGGGTCAATCTGCTTCCTAACAGGGCCAGCGTTCTTGGCATTGGCCTTGGCGACTATCCCGGCGTAGATGTCGCGGATTTCGCGCATAACCATGAGATGCCGCGATATAAGCGTTTTGTCCGGCACACGGCCCGATGACAAAATGCAAACCACGGCCTCACACACAGCCAAGCGTTCTTGATTTGAAGCCATTAAGCTCCCCAGTAAGTATTATCGCGCGGAGCATCCCAGAGCTTGCGCAGCGCGTAGCATTGTTCGGCAATGGGATCGCCGTTGAGAATTAACCCGTCAATTTTACGGATTCCGTGAAGGACAGTGGAATGGTCACGACCCATAAGGCGGCGGCCTATTTCCGGCAGGCTGTATTGAGTGACTTCTCGGCACAGCCAGTAAAGAACATGGCGAGCCAAAATGACGTTTTTCGTCCGTCTTTGGCTAAGTAGCTCTAATTCGGAAACTGAAAACTGGTTAGCTACTATCCGAACAATTTCCTCAATCTTCTTTTTGCAATTATAGCTATCCCGAAAATATATGATTGGCCGCATATCAAGCGGCGTAACAGGTTCTTGCTTTGCCTCTAGCTTGGCCGCGTCCTCAACCTGTTCAAGAATAATCTGCGCCTCTATAGCCCGCTCAATAGCTTCTTGCTTTCGTTTGGCGGCAAGCAATTCAAGGCGCTTTTGTTCGCACTTGTAAAACAACGGCCCACGGCGCGCGGCGGAACTAAACATTACGCTACCTCTACTGTTTTGATGATTTGTACTTGAGTGATGTCTAAATCTGAGTGCTGGCATTCGACATGCTTAAGAAACCGCTTAGAGTCGCCTTCAATGACGCCATGCGCTGTAAGCAAATCGAGGTAGCTCTTGATAGGATTGTCAGCGTCTAGGCGGCACTTCTTCGCCAGCTTGATGCGCACAGATATGGCCCCCGGAACACAGGCCGGAGATTGCGTCTCTAACTCAGCGCCAGAAGCCTTTTGCCATTCGCGGTATTCGCGCGACTTGATATTACGGCCTTTGAAAGCCCGCCAAATAGCGTTCGTGCTAAATGGCAGGGTTTCAAAATACAGGGTTTGAGCCTGTGCCGATTTGCGCGGGTAGCAATCAATCACAGGTCAAACTTCCTCACGATCCAGAGCATTAACCGCTGCAACGATACGCGCACCAATCCAACTTTTCGCTTCAGTGAGCTTCCGCTCGTGGTCGAGCGCACTAACGGCGCTTCTAAGTTCTTTTTCATAGGCTGCTTCCAGCTTCTCAAATACGGAAACATACAAATCCTTTGGCGGCCTATATTTAAGCGCCCACAAAAGACTGTATGAGACTCCGTGACGGTTACTAAGGCGGCGCATTGCGTTGATAGTGTCGCCGGGACATTTAGCCTCCCGCTGCACCATCGAACTCACCCAATGCGCAGCCGCCTCGACTGCTTTACTCATGTTACGCCTCACTCTTTTTCTTCTTGGCGTTTGCTAAATCCGCAAAAATTATTTGGCTCCCTTACAAATGGCTCCGTGGTTCATTGCGGGCATGAACAACACAGACCAACCCAACTGGACGAAGCTTGGCTTTGAGGCCGCGCAAATCGTCAAGAAACTCGAAAAAAATGCTGGCCCCCGGAACGCTCTGGGAGGGAAGCGCTCAACAGGAGCCAGCAAGTCAGCCGGGAGTAACGTCACGGAAACCCGGCAATGGTTGCGCCACTTGGCGCGAAAACAGGTCGTCGGCGCAAATGTGTATTGAGTATGTGCAGACGGCCTGTTCATTGTTGCATCCGGCGCGCGAGTTCGAGGGAAACAGCTTGCGCGTCGGCGTGATCAATTTCTGAATGGGTATATTCGCCAACCTGAATTGCGACACTGGAATAGGCGGCAAACCGTTCTTGGCGGTTGTGAATGTTCCGGCAATTACGAAGGGCAAAAGCGAAGTCGTCAGCCAGCGAACGGCTGATCATTTCGTCTGTAGCTGCTGCTTTGCTCATAGCGCCAACTCGCGTTTAAGTTTGCGGATATGAGACGCAGCAAGTTCTTCACCGTATTCCAGCGCGCAATCAGCGTATTCAGCGATAAGGCGCTTTGGCACCCACAACGGAATAAGAACGCCACGGGCAGCGGCATTCGTAATGGCTATGTCGTAAATCGACTTTGGGGTTTGCTTTGGCGGTATCGGCCAGCAGCCAAGTTGTTCGGCGGTAATCATGCGGCTTCTCCATGCGTAGAAGCCGATGCTTGCGGGGGATAAATATCCGGGCGAAGTTCATGGCGTGGAACGCCGGTCAGGCGTTCAACTTCAAGAACACGCTCAACTGGGACACGTTGCCATTGGGATATGGCCTGTGCAGTAATACCAAGTTTTTGCGCCAGATCGCGGCGCTTAACTCGTTCGAATGCTAGTAGGAGTGCTTGATTATGAATATCCATAAAGCCGATATTAAGCGCGGCTTTACTTTAAGTCAAGCGTCACTTGTTACCTTTGCCTGCCTGAATATTTTATAAATCAGCCATGTCTTTAAGCGAGCGGCTCAAATCTATTCGCGGCACCCGAAGCCAGGTTGAATTTGCATCTTTGATGGGAGTTAGCGCTCAAGCCATATCTCAATGGGAAAATGGGAAAACTGAGCCTTCGCGGGAAAACCTAGAAAAACTTTGTGAACAAGAAAATTTAAATTTAGATTGGCTGATAACAGGCAAGATCAGCCAAGCCGACGAAAATATTGCTGAACGCTTGAAGCTAGCGAGAGAAAGACAGGGGTTTAAGTCTGCCCGGCAAGCGTCCGACGCAATGAACATTCCATATGGCACCTATGCCGGACACGAAAACGGCAGCAGAGGCATTAAAAATCAAGAGATTATTAAATACGCCACCTTTTTTCACGTTTCCGCTGCTTGGCTTCAATTTGGCGCTGAAGAAGGCGATTTGTCGCAAGAAAAAACAGTTACAACCTATATGGAACCCATCACAACCCGTATAGAAGCCCCCCTTGGTGCGCGCGATCTGCCAGTGTTTGCGGCAGTGGAAGGGGGGGATGGTGATTTGGTTGTTTCTACAGAACCCGTCGATTTGGTTCCGCGCCCTTGGTATATGGGAGAAGTCAAAGAAGGCTACGCAGTCATTGTTACCGGCGAGTCAATGATCCCGGCGTATGACCCCGGCGACATGGCGATTGTAAACCCGAAGCTACCTCATATGCGTGGCAAGGTTCATATTTTTACATGTGAAAGCGAGAATTCGCATTTTAAGGCTTCGATCAAAGTTTTGGTTAGAGCAACCGAAACTGAATGGATTGTCGAGCAGCACAACCCGCCGAAAACCTACAGCATGCCCCGGTCGGTTTGGACTCACGCCCGCCGCGTCGTCGGCAAGTATAACGGGTAATCCTAACCTATCTGCTCATTTGGTGAATGTTGCCGTGAAGGCGCAGGACGACTAGCCCACCGCAAGCGGTAGGTTAGCCCGCGCCCTCATGGTCAGCCTGCTCATTTGGAGCCATGCCGCCGTTTCAGGCCCGATACGCGGAACGCCCCGGTATCGGTTAGCCGTTGCTTGCGAGGAACTGCGCTTCCCCGGCGATCCCCTCTCGGCCTTTCGGACTAGGGCTTGGCTATGATCGCGCCCAACGGTAGCCAAATCAGCAGCTTATCACCGCCAAACCAATCCGCCGCTGTCATACCAACCAGACTGGTCAGCTTGATATAAAGCATCTCTTAATTAAATTCAAGCCTAGCTTAATTTATGCTTGACACAACTAAAGCGCCGCTTTATGTTCGCTTCATTGGCATTGAGCCGGTGGAGTTAAGCCCATGTCGGAAGTTCAACTTGCAACGCTGATTTTTGCTGGCCCGTTTTTGGCTCTCAGCCTGATTTTTGCAATCGGCTTGATTGTCATTTCCACATGGGAAGCGCGCTGATGTGCGCTTTTCCCGAAACCATCCAAATCCTCATGGATTACGGCAAGTTCGGCGTTGCTTTAAGTGAAGCTACGCCGGGCGCGACTTTTGACGAGGCTGTGCAGGACATCATCGACGGCAACTGCGGAGCCGGAACGCGCGTTATTGCCGTTTACCGCACCGGCCTTGGCATTGAGACAGCCGACATCAGCGAAGATATTTGTCAGGCTCTTATGGGCCGTGGCGAGCATGTCAATGATTTCTCAAGTGTCGCCAAGCAGTTTCTTAAAGACAACGGCTACGACGATTTCGTTGAAGAATTGGACAGCTACGATCCAGACGAAATGCGCGACAGACGCATCGAACGTATGCGGATTGGCTTGATATGACCGCCGCACTTTTCCTGCTTGGCCTGCTTTGGCCGACCACAATCTTTTACGCGGCAATGGCTGCATTTGCCGCGTTTGATTCACCTCTGGGAGAGTAAAAATGTCAGTAATGAAAGCGGCCGTTGCGCCGCCAGTTGTTAGCGAAACAGCCGCCATTTTGTCAGTTATTGAACGCGCGGCTGCTAACCCGGACGTTGATTTGGATAAGCTAGAACGCCTCTTGGAAATGCGGGAGCGCGTCGAGGCGCAGCAAGCACGAAAGGCTTATTACAGCGGCATGGCTGAAATGCGCCCGGCGTTGCCTTCAATCAAAAAGGAAGGCGTGATTGACATTGGCCGTGGAAAGCCAATCAGCTTTGCTAAATGGGAAGACATAAACGACGCCATTGTGCCGGTTCTTAGCTCGTATGGCTTCTCAATATTTTTCATAACCGATGTGCTTGAAGGCAAGGTTAAAGTCACTTGTAAAGTGGCGCATGAAGCCGGGCATAGCGAAGAAACCAGCTTGCCGCTTCCGGCTGATACCAGCGGCAGCAAGAACGCCGTTCAAAGCATCGGGTCATCTGTTAGCTACGGCAAGCGCTATACCGCTGCGGCTTTGCTGAATCTTACCAGCCGCGACGGCGAGCCGGATCGTGATGACAATGGCATGGCTGGCGGCGGCACTGGCGAACTGGATTTTGTCGATAGCGAACAGGTCAAAGTCATCAAAGACCTGATTAAACAGATTGGCACACCGGACGCCGAAAAGACTTTTTGCGACTTCTACAAGATTGAAACAATCTTTGATCTCCCGGCGTTCAAATACGCCCGCGCCGTTGCCGCCCTCAAGCAGAAGGTGACGCGCAAATGATTGAGATATTCAACTACGACCAAAACTCACTCGAATGGTTACAAGGACGCGCTGGCCTCTGGACATGCTCAAACGCCAAGGTTCTTCTTATGAAGGGCAGAGGCGGCGGCGAGTCTGAGACGCGAAAAAAGCTGCTTTACACTACGGCTGGCGAGATCATTACCGGCAAGCCAACTGAAGGGTTTTCAAACGCCAATACGGAGCGCGGCCACGATAACGAAGGCCCGAACCGTGACCTGTATGCGTTTATTCATGATGTCACGCCGGAGATTGTTGGCTTTGTTCGCAATGGCCGCATGGGCGGAAGTCCCGACGCCTTCATAGGCTCAGATGGCATTTTGGAATGTAAGAACCACCAGCCAAGCATTTTGATTCCGATGATTTTGGCTGATGAGTTCCCCGAAGAACACATGCCGCAATGCCAAGCGTTGCTTATGGTTTGTGAGCGCGAATGGGTTGATGTGTCTTGCTACTGGCCGGACATGCCGCTGTTTGTCAAGCGCACCTACCGCGACGAAGAATACATCAAGAAACTCAGAGCGGCTGTTGACCAGTTTAACGACGAACTCGACGCGCTGGTTGAGAAACTTCGCAATTATTCGGTGGCTGCGTAATGACGGCAAGCCATCTGACGACATTGCGGGACATTCTTGAAATCGCGTTGTCTATGGCGCGCACACCGGATGAACTACTCCAATGGGGAAAGGATAACGCCGAAGTCATTAATCAGGAAATGAGGGGCGACGACATGAAGCATTTGCGCAAAGCTTATCTGGATAAAATGCAAGAGTTGAAAGAAAGGGAAATCAATGGCGACAAGGTTTGATGTTTTATCACCAAGACCCGGCAAAGACGGCAAAACGTATTGGCTAAAGGTTGGGTCGCAGTTCCCGTCAAAAGATGGTCGCGGCTGGACGGTTAAGCTGGAAGCGTTGCCGTTGCCTGACAAGGAAGGGAACATTTGGCTGTCTTGCCGTGAGCCAATTGCACGGGACAGCGCTGCGTCTACTCCCGCGTCGGGCGGGTCTTTGAGAAATCAATTAGACGACGACATTCCGTTCGGGTGAGACAATGCCAAACTGGATTCCGATAGTCAGCGACATCGACAAGCGTAAAGTGCAGGGTTGGGTTTCTAAAGCCCCTCCCGGCACTATGATTGCGTTCAGAAAGCATGATGCGCGTTCTATTGAACAGAATGCGCTTTTATGGTCGCGTCTATCGGCAATCTCCGAACAGCTTCCTTGGCATGGCGAAATGCTTTCACCAATGGATTGGAAGGATATTCTGACGGCTGGCTTGCGGGAATATCGCGTTGTGCCGGGGCTTAATCCAAATACGCGCGTTCCACTTGGAATGCGAACCAGCAGCATGAGCAAGGCCGAAATGACGGCTTTGCTTGAACTTGTCGCAGCCTTTGCCGCGCAGCATGGCGTTAAATTGCCTGACGAGGAACTTGCCGCGTGACAGACGTTGGCACTACACCGCGCAAACCTTTAACGCCGACGCAGCGATTAAAGCTGTTTGAGAAGCATAAGGGCATCTGCGTGCTGTGCCAGCGTGAAATTCGCACTGGCGAGAAGTGGATTGATGAACACTTACGCCCTTTAGGATTAGGCGGGACAAATGACGATCACAATAGAGCGCCAGTTCATGTGGCATGTGCTGAAGCTAAAACGCATGGGCCAACAGGAGACATCGCCAAAGTTGCGAAAGCGAAGCGCGCGAAAATGGCTTCTCTTGGAATCCGCCGCGACGGGCCAAAAATCAAAAGTCAGGGCTTCCCGGTAAAACCTGAAAAGCCGGGCAAGATAGATAAAAGCAAACTTGAACCTTTGCCGCGCAGGAGCCTGTATCAATAATGCCTAGAACCGCAGCCAGAGTGACACAGGCCGACATAGCCCGCGCCGCCCGCGTGGCTAGACAAATGGGCGGGCTTACCGTTGAGGTGGCCCCAGACGGGACTATTCGGCTTGTCCCCAGTGAAAAGCAGGATTTTGGGCAAAATATAGTTAAGCCTAAGGTTGAAGATAAGCCATTTTTGTTGATGGCTTAAATTCCGATGACTCGCCCGCGCCCGCCATACCTAATCAAGCGGATCGCCCGAAACGGCGAAACGACTTGGTATGTCTGGAAGCGACCATTCCGCCAAATACGCATCCGTGGGGAATATGGCTCAGAAGCCTTTGTGGCCGCCTATCATGCGGCTCTTAATGGCAAGATGGAGGAAGTAGAGGAAAAGTCAAAACACGCGCCAGAGACGCTTGCGTGGCTTATTGAGAGATACCGCGAAACAAGCGCTTGGAGTGACCTTGCCGAAGCCACCAGACGGCAGCGCGAGAATATTTTTAAGAACGTGATCAAATCGGCGGGCGATACGCCATACCAAACGGTCAAAAAAGCTAGCATCGTCGCAACCCGTGACTCCAAACGTCAAACGCCAAGCGCGGCAAATAATTTTATCAACACGATGCGCGGGTTGTTTGATTGGGCTGTTGACGCCGGGTTGATTGAAGCAAACCCAACGGTCGGCGTGAAGGGCGTGAAGCGGCCAAAGACGGGCGGCTTCCACCAGTGGACTGAAGATGAGATCGCAAAGTTTGAGGCGCATTGGAAACTTGGCACAAGAGAGCGGCTTGCTTTTGAGATCATGCTCAATCTTGGCTTGCGCCGGGGCGATGTTGCCACGTTAGGCAAACAGCATTTCAGCGGCGGAAGAATTCGCCTTGTGACAGAAAAGACGAAAACTTGGTTAGACCTCCCGGCCTCCCCCCGGATGCTTTCAGTGATTGCCGGAAGCCAAACCGGCGATCTTGTTCTTTTGTCTCACGCCGTTACGGGCCGCCCAATGACGAAGGAAGGGCTTGGCAACTGGTTTAGGAAGGCCGCTGTAGCCGCTGGCGTTGACGGGAATTGTCACGGACTCCGCAAGGCCGCAGCAACTCGTTTGGCGGAAGCTGGAGCCACCATACCGGAATTAAACGCGGTCTTTGGATGGACGGGAACCGCTATGGCTTCGCTCTACACAGAGAAGGCCAACCGGGCCAAGTTGGCGGATAACGCAGCGATGAAAGGCGGGAACAAATGAAGTTCCTATGTTACCGCACGATGATTTGCTGTTACCGCAGCCAAAATTGCCGCAGTAATTTCAATCAGTTGCAAAAGAACAGAAATAGAATGGTGGGGGAAGCAGGACTCGCTTCTTCTAATCAAATCAACATTAACCGCGTTACCGCGTCAAATAGTCAGCCTTTAATTTCTTTGCGTCTTTTTGGACGCCGTTACCGCGTTTTTCAGCGCGCAACACCCATCAGCACACCAGTTTGTCAGCGTTTAAAAGGAGTAGCGTCAATGCGTCTGATCCACCTTTTCGATGATCCCGGTATGCGCGCCGCCATAGCAGCCGCAGAGGACGCCGCCTTTGAGCGGCTAACCCGTCTGACCAGACAGCAGCGGGCCGTTCTTGAACACATGCTTGAAGGCCATCCGAACAAGGTCATCGCCCACAAGCTAGGACTGAGCCAAAGAACCGTCGAAAATCATAGAGCCGAGATTTTTGAGCGGACAAACGCCAAGTCCTTAACCGCCCTCATTCGGCTCGTTCTCATGGCAGGGTAGCTATGCACCGACTGCGAAATTTCCTTGCCAGCTTCAAACATACCGGACGCCGGAATTTCGGTTCGCCGGGACGCCCTTTCGCGCCTTTGGCACCCCGCCGACCAAAGGTTCGGATTCGTATCCAAATTGGCGGCAAGGAGATCACGCAATGAACTTTGATAGCATTATGCAGAACGACCGGAATATTTCGCAGCTAACGATTGCGATTAATTCCATCATCGCTCAACAGGTCAATGACCGTCGCGGCGACAAGCCTTGGATTTATGCCGACACGCGCCGGATGCTTTCGATTGCGTGGCACCTCAACCTCGATAGCCTTGGCGAGACGCAGCAAAACGGCGACCATTACGGCCTCGTTTCCGACAATCAGGCTCCGGCAAATCCGAAGCTGGAAGCCATTGGCAAGCTGCTGGCGGACGATCTGGGCGTCCTAGACGAGCCGGTTAAGCTCAACGTCGCCAAAGCCAAGGTCGCTGCTTGAAGGGCGTAGCCGCCATTATAGAGGTCGTCGTTACCGGCCTCGTTATCGGAACCGTCGCGCTAACCAGCGCGGCGCTTCTGGTTCACACGACTGCGGCCAAGCCAGAATATAGAGCCGATCTGGCTACGCCGCCTTCCCATATTCTTTGCCTTCAAGACCACGAAGGCCGATGCTGGATAAGGGGCAAATAATGACTTACGTGGAAATGGTTTTCGACGCCTCGATTGACCTGTTCTTTTTTGGGTTTGGCGCTGTCTCTGCCGTGTTTGTGCAATTTGTGAACGAGCGGGCTGGCCGATGAAAGAGGACATTCTTGACCGACTCCGCGCGCCACATGGGTATTTTGGCCGAACGATCCGCTGTCAGGCGGCAACGGAAATTGAGCGGCTGCGGGGGGCGCTAACGGCGGAAACAGAACGCTGCGCAAAAATTGCTGAAGGCTTTGAGAATAACCGAGCATGGGTGCCGGGAAGCCTATACGACACGCTGCGCCGCGAGGTTGCCGCCGACATAAGGAAAGCTCGCCGTGACTGACGCCATAATCACCCGGCTGTGCGCCGCCCGCAAAGCAATGGAGAAGAAAGATGGCTGACTTCTCCAGCACCTACCCCGACCTTGTGAACGTCGAGGACTGGCTCAACGCAAAGGGCTACACGGGCGAAGCTGGTGCTTGTCATCAGGCGATGAGCCTTATCCGTAGCCAAGAGAAGCGTATCGCTGATTTGCGTAAAGAAGCTGACATGATGCACAGCGAATACAAGACAGCCATCACCCGCATAAACGAATTAGAAGCCGCATTAAAGCCGTTCGCTAACGTTGCAGAAGAAGTTAATGCAGACAAGCTCCGCTATCGCGACATTGAAATTTGGGTAGCGGTCGCAGACCTCCGCGCCGCCCGCGCCGCTTTGGAGAAGAAATGATGCTGCTCGACAAAGAATTTTTAGAAGTAGCTGCGGAGAACGGCAAATTACGCGCCCGCATCGCGGAACTTGAAGCGGAGAGCGTGGCGTTTAACGCCATATCTAAGGATATGTCTAAATATACTCAGCATATCATCAAGCTAGAACAAGCATTGCACGGCATGATTGATATGTCCCTAGGTCGTGCCGAACATGACGACATTACAATGATACGCGCCGCCCGCGCCGCTTTGGGAGAGAAGGGCTAATCCCGCCTTAACTCGCACCGCTGGCGGATATAATAGCCTTCGCCCGGCGAACGGGCTGACTGGACAATCTGCATGGTAGCCGGAACGCCACAAATGATGACGCCCGGCTCCGCCCTAAATGCCTGATAGTCGACGTAGTGGTTTTTATCGCAGGGCTGATTAGTTGCGCAAATCAGCAAGACGACATACAGCGTCAATTACCGCGCCCGCCCTTTATGGCGCTTATACTGGCCTCGCGGAAGCCGATAGACAGGCGCAGCGCCTTTAGCATCTCAAGGCACTCCGCAAAAAGTTCCGGCTCTTTCACGTTGCGGCTCAATTCGACCAGCGTTGAATAAGCTAAAATTCGGGCTGATACCTTGTCCTGAAGCATAAATACCTGACCGTCAGGGGCTTCAACAAAATCATAATCTTCATCCATAATCAGCCCCCATTAACCCATGAGTCGCCATTATCGACCGGCTGCGGGATGTATTTTGGCTTTCTTACGAACTTGCTCGTATCGGTTCGGACATAGCCCGCAGAGACGCCCCGCTCCGCTTTCTGTAGCTGTAGGTATAGCTCCGCAATCCAGCACACCGCGTCGTCGTAGGCGTCTGCGAGGTCGAGGTTTTTGTCTAAAAGCGCATCATGAATACCGCCGACAAGATCATTGGTTTGATGCAGTTTTACGATTTCTTTTCGTGACATCTTCGGCCTTTCTTGCTTCATAATCGGTTCGGATGGCGTCAAGCAGCTTCACACCTAGCTCAACCGTAGGAGCGCACCACACGCGCGCCCGGCTTGTTTCTGGCTCGTCTGGATCAACGATAATCAGCGCGCTTGGGTGGATTTTCTGGGGCGGGAAATTTAGCTGCTTGGCGTAATGATCAACTTGCTTGTAGCCGCTAACCCGGACAAGCTGGCTAACCATGCCGTCGCCGTCTAGGCATAGCCCTTGATCGCCGCCGCTATGTAAATGGCCCGAAACAAGGATATGGTCACGGTGGCCGAAAGCCAGTTCGCGCCTCATGCCGTGGTTGATATTGTATTGCGACCGACCGGGGAAATCATGCCGCGCATTGATCCGGGTAACGACGCCATTCGGGGACTTCAGAGCGATCCGAACGCCATGTTCTTCAGTAACCCCGCCAGCGTGGCGCAATATCCAGTTTAATGGATTTTCTAATCCACTGCCCTGCCAGCTATCGTGATTGCCCAAAACGCAAAATAAATTGTCGTGCTGGGTTAGCAACCATTCCGCCAGCATGATTGCTTCGTGAACGCTTGTGGATTGGTGAGCATATAGCCGCGCAAGCCGACCAACCCAGAAATTCGCAATGTCTCCGATATGGCCGGATAAGATTGCTGGATGTTTAGCAAGCTCCACATGGCTACGCAGTAGCCGCATATTGCAGCCGTCAGCGTCAACGTGAGGATCACCCCAGACCCAAAGCCCGAACGGCCCTTCAATACGAACATCAATCGGGATAAGCGATCTGGCTTCGTCCGCCTCAATAGACCTATCTCCTGCGGCGGTTCTTTGTTCCAGCAGTTCTTCAATAGTCGGGAGCGCGCTAGGGAGCCTTGGTGCTTCAAATTGCTTCTTAACGAGATTATTGTTTTTGATGCGGTCGTGAAGCGTAGCCCGTGCTATCCCCAATTCAGATGCTGCTTTTGAAATATTCCAACTATTCCTTTGAAGCGCGGATTTGGTTTTTGCCACTTCGTCTGGCGACAAGGGAGGGGTCGGCATATCAGCCCTGTTTTGGAGGTTTTTGGAAATGCCACCACTTGTGGACGATCTGGCTACCTAGCCAAACACAGCCAAGTATCGGAAGCCAAAGAGCCGCCGTTTCTGATGTTTCTTTTAGGTGAAAAGCAGGACTAATAATTGCCGCTCCTGATATAGTCGCTGTGACCTTTTCGGTCGTCGTTTCGAATAATGCGTTAATAAAATTCCAGATCGGATGATCATTGTTTGTCATTTCTTGCCCCATCCACAAAGTTGGCCCACTTTATTGTGAGCTTTACTCTGCACCACTGTCTTGGGCGTATCTTTTTTGCTCCACCGGATGGGACGCGCGGCGTCGCAAAATAGCAGAGAATTACTAATCGGGACGTTGGAACCCGTCGTCTGACATGACGCTAGAAGGGTCGCGCTCAAGAGCAGCGACAACGGCCTCGCGTATTTTAACAGATTGATGTGCGGCATCGACTTGAGCTTTCAGGCTGTCTAGCTGCTGCGCTGTCTTGGCGAGATCGACCATCTGCTTTTGGTTCAGATAGTCGAAGATTTTACCGGCGAGCGCAAAGAGCCCGCCGATAAATTGAAGGATCGAAACGATCACTTGGACGCCGGAGGAGTGGACGTGACGGAGCGCATAACCGCCATCATGACTGACATCGCAATAATCGACCAACCGGCCTTCGGGTCTTGAAGGAACGAGTTCCAGTCTGCGATAGCAAGCGCGCCAAAAGCCGCCGTCAGAGCAGACATAAGATAAGTGCGCCATCCGATAAGCATGTTCGTTCTCCTAGTTGCAGGGGTTAGAGGTGCGGTCGCGCGCGATACACTCCGCGTATTTGACAGACTCGCAGCCTGTTAAGAGTGCAGCCGCCCCAAATAGAGCGAAGCAAAAGATCGCCGTGACGATCAGAAAACGAATATCTTCCTGTCTCATGTTTCAATCTGAACGTGAGGGCCGTCCACAATGGACTTCCAGTAAATCCCGTAAGTGATTTTATCTGTCAGCTTTAGTTCTTTAGCCGCAGCCTTAAATGCTTTCTCGACGATTGTTTTATAGTCTTTCAAATCCCATGAAACAGCACCGCTTGGTTTAGCAACAAAGTCGATTGCTTTGCCGCGTAAATGGTAGCTGTTCATCGTGCGGCTTTTGCCCGTTTTGACGAGATACCGCTGCCGCTCTTTTGTTCGAAGCCCCTCCGTTATCTCAAACGGGATCGGGCTTAATTCACGAGCGCGCTTGGCAAGTTTCACCAAATCCGCGTCAACACCACGAAGGCGAACAAGCGACGTGCTATTCAGGGAAGGCTTATCAGTTCCCATCGAATGATCTTTCCTAAGTCAAAGAATATACGACAAAGAAAAAGGGCTGCACCGGCAAGGCACAGCCCTTTAACAAACTCAAAATCGTCAGGTCGCACTATGCGATGACGCCAACGGTAGAGACGAAATCAGGCGCAGGGGAACCGTCTGCTATGTTCACCCATCCTTCGGCCTGTTCGCTGTAGGCATACTGGACTATGGCGCTGGAGAACGTCGGCATGGTTTCAGGCGTGCCGTTCATGCGAAGGCGGCCAAAGTAGCCCGGACGTGCGACAGGCTGCGGCGGATTGTCTGGATCGACAGGGCCTTCGATGGGCTCATAGATCGTGCCGACGACATTGAGAAACCAACCACCGCCGGTTTCGAACGTGCCGTTGGTGACTATGGTGCCTTCAGCATCCACAAAGCCAAGTGACTCTGCGTCTGCTAATAGTGTCGAATAGTCGCCGGAGTTAAAGATAATTTCAGTCATTAGTATGGTGCTCCGACAGTGGATTTTGCTTTCAGTGTAGCGTCTGGAAGGCGGGTGTTATAGAAAGCTGCTGAGGCTATCCACCCATTGATGGCATATCCGCTACCATAACCAATAGACACAGAAACAGCGGTTCCCATAGGCTGCGGTGAACCAGACGAACCTTGAGTGCCGACCGTTCCGTTATTAGCTACGGTGCTAAACCCAATAGCGTCCCAACCAACTGCCGCACGGACAGGGCCGTTTGTCCAACCGCTATGCGATGTGTTAGTTCCAAAAGCACCGTTATAGGATTGGACGATTGTGTTTGTTCCAGAGTTATAGAGCAAACGACGCAAGCTATAATCGCCAAGAATTGAGGTTGCTTTTGTCCCATAAAGCAACTTAGAGGTTTCAATTACCGCAGACGCAGTGTTTGAACCGGCAGCCGTAAGTGCGCCGCCACTAAGTTTAGGCGCATCAGCCACTCTCGTAACACTGGCAGTTGTCGTGGGGATGTAGCTGGTGGCGAAAGCGCCTGCTTCGAGTTGTGCGCCCCACAGGTAGATGCCGGAGATGCCATCGCCTGTAAAAGTGCGGATGTTATCGGATGGAGCAGCAATCCATAAAACAGGTATTGACCCTGCTGGCGGTGTATATGTAACGCTACAACGATACCACCCGTTTCCGACAGGAGTGATGCTATATGTAAATCCTGAGTAAGGCGTTGATCCAACCGTGCCATTAGCTAAGTTAAACCAAACTCCACGAGCGGCTACTATTTCACACAAAAGCCAGTTATAGCCGCCAGCTTTTGCATATACTGTTGAAGTGTATGGTGTAGCACTCAATGTAGGCGATTGGTAAACACCTTTAGGGCTTGTAGTAGTATCAGCGCAGATGAAATCTGCTGTTTGCGTTCCATCCGGTGCTACAATAGCATTCGCAATAGACCCTGATCCAAACGCTAATATTCCAGCTTTCGTCCAGCTAGCGTTTTCAATTTGCTGACTATACGTAAGCAGGTTGACCCTACTCTCCTCAATCAGCATACCCCTCGCCGTCGCGGGCGTAGTGGACGGATCGTAGTCATAGCGCGGCTGATACACCTCTGCGGTTGTGCTGACGCGATACTGCCTTGCAACGCTTTGATACGTTACGGCCTCAAACTGCGCTCCCCAGGCATATATTCCGCTTCCGCTTGTTCCGACATAGACGCCTGCTGCGTCTGCATTAGCGCAACCAAAGTCAAAGTAACGCGTGCCGGTATTCGTCACCGTCTTTTTTGCCGAAATGCGATACCAGCCGTTGCCTACATCGGTCACGCTGACAGAAACTCCACTTGCTACAGTCCCTACTGCTCCCGTCGAAAGATTAACCCATGACCTAGATGAAGTGCCGTCATTAGGATCAATCCACATCCAATTCCGCTCTGCTGCCTTTGCATAGACCGACCATATATAGGAGTAGCCATCTGTCATCGTGCGGGTGCGATATACGCTATGCAAGGCATTAGTGGCATCTTCCGCAATCTTTATGGCGGTTGATGACCCATCAGGGGCTACAAATCCTGTCGTTAGTGTGACCCCGCGCTTCGTCCATGCGGCATTTGTGAAGTCTTGCGAATACATCAACATATTCGCCGGAGCCCACGTCAGCGTCCCGGTGCTGTCGTAATACATCCGGTTGCCCGTCGTGCCGCTGTTGTCGATCCACGACGGGGACGGGATGTCGCCAGCGTAGGCATTCGTGTATGCCCGCAGCGACGTGACCCAGCCAAATGTCGGCGGGTTGATGGTCACAGAACCGGAAGTAACCACAGTCTCAGGGAAGCTGCTGGATACGCCGGTTTCCTGATCGATCCAGTAGGCTTCCACAAGTCGGTTGGCGTAACCGGAGATTGTGAAGGTTTCTGCGGCGCGGGCGACTGTGGATGCGACTGTCGGGATGTAGGATGTGGGGAATGCGCCAGCTTCAAGCTGTGGCGCTGCAAAATAAAGACTTTCCGTTCCGGCAGCAGTCCCAAAATTGATAGAACCTGACGCGGTAGCAAAAGTATTGCCTGTAGCCGATGGCGCTAGTTCCAGAATAACTAAAGCCGTTGCCGGAGACACCGAACAAACCATTCCGACACGAAACCAGCCATTACCTACGTTCTGTTTGAATGTCGAAAAAATTGTTCCGCTTACCGAACCTACCGCTGTCTGAGATGCAACCGCAGTAACGGACGTTGATAGGTCAAATACAGCAGAAGCCCAGTATCCAGTCCCCGTCCCAGAAAGAGTAATGGCTGCGTAATTTAGAGTTCCTGCCTTAACATAGCAGGAGACTGTATATTGAGCATTACCGGTTATGGAGATGGAAGACGTCGTATAAACCTGCGGTTGTCGCGCAGTTCCCGACGTTGCGGTAAGTTTCTGGGCGGCCGCGCCTGTTGGGTCGAGAGTTGTGTCTGTAGAAAACGCAGACTGAAAAACACTCCATGCAGCATTGGTAAGAGCAGATGATTGAAGCAGCAGGTTCGTCCGCGTCCCCTCAACCAACAGCCCCTTTGCAGCAAGCGTTGACGGATCGTAGTCAAAGCGCGGGCCGTAGTAGGCGGCAGATGTCGTGGCGACGTAGGTGGACGGCGTGGTCTGGTAGGTGACGGCTTCGATCTGCACACCCCACAACAACAAGTCAATGCTGTCGGCAGCGGCAGGCGACTGTCCGCCATAAAGACCAAGACGAATACTGCCAGAAGCTGTTGCGGTTGCCGTGAAATTAAAGCGTTGCCAGCTATTTGTCACAGTCGGTAAAAGCTGTGACGCGCCGCCGATTAAGGCATACATTACCGCAGACGTGCCGGTGTTTAGTCTTGCATAAAACGAAACCACATAAGTAGTGCCAACAACAAGGCTAAGGTTCTGGCTAACAAATGAACGGTCGGAGCTAGTCGTCCCTGCATTCAGCGCGCACTGAACACGCGTTGCCGTTGTCGTCCCATCTGGTGCAGCAGCGTGATTGTTTGTCAATGTCGCTAGTGAGCCAGCGCCACCGTTAGATGCAGCCCACGGCGACGTAGCCAAAGCCTGACTTTGTAAGACAAGATTACTCGGCGCATACGTCAGCTTGCCGGTGCTGTCATACATCATTGCATGACCGGCGCGGCTGATTGAGCCGCCGGATGGCATAGTGGTGAGCGTAGATAGCGTCTGCCAATCATAAAGGTCTTTAGCAAAAACAGAGGACACTTCCGGCGTCGGATAACTGCGATTGCTAAGGACTATGGCTGACGATCCGCTCATAAAAAAGCGCGCCAGTTTCCTAGCGCGTCCTCTGGTAAGTTAATGTTGCATTGATAGTAGATTAGCTGAGATTTGCGCCGCTAATCACCCAAGTCGTCGTGCCAATTTTTATGGCAGAGGCCATACCATACGCATCAAGCGTTCGGCTTCCCGTTGTCGCCGCCGCGCCAGCTAGATACATCGTGTCAGTATTAATGGCGATTGTGACTACACCGCCAGCATTTATGAATGTAATGACAGTTCCGACAGGATATTCGACACTGGCATTAGACGGGATCGTAAACGTCCGCGTCGTTGCATCAGTCGATGGATGCAAAATGTGCGTTCCAGCATCGGCAAGCGTCAGAGTATAGTCTGCGCTTTTGCTTGTCTGAGCGATACCTATGACATTGACGGCACGATACACAGATGGATTAGCCGACGATTGGCTGTCCGCACCAAAAAAGAACCCGTTGATCGAGATTGTAGTATCAACGGTTGCTGTTTTAAGATCATAAGCCATTGCGCCACCTTATTCCAGAAAATCGAGCATATAGAGCGTCTTCGCGTATATCGCGCAAATGCCCTGCAACTCATTTACAAGCTGCGGATCGCCCTTTGTTAATTCCTGCGCATTGTCCATAATCCACTGACGCTGGGCGCGTATTTCTTCCGAAGGAAGGCTGGATCGGATCGCTATCGGGTTAATCTCCCCGATCAGGCCATAAAGCCCCTGATACTGTTCCACAAACGGGTCAATCGCATCAAGGATCGTTTCGTAGAAATACCCGAAGGCGCGATGCGCTTCCCCGTTTCGTGTTGTCCAGTGACGCAGATGCGCATAGTCGCGCAGCGCGAAAACGCGCGCGATCAGTTCCTCAATCATTCAGAAAGCTCCGTTGATTAGTTTATGCGATACCACGTCGTATTCGCTAAGCGGTAAATATACCCAAGCACCTGTCCGGCAGTCGCAGATGTATGCGCGTGCGAAAAGGTGCCGTTAGATAAGGTCAGCGTTGTCACGGCGCTGCTACCTGCCGTAACGCCGGTCGCATTGATCGAAATAAACTGCGTCTGACCATTTACCGGCGTGGACGGGAAAGTGATTGTCATCGCCGCATAGGCGGCTGAAAGCTGCGCGATATGGTAGGGCGTGGTCGCAGACAGGGTGACGGTCTGGCCCGTGGCGGTAATCGATGTAAAGCCGATCCCGGTATGGATTTCCTGCGCCGCCTGTGTAAACGATCCACCGGCGGAAAACGCCCCCGTGACAGACATGTCGCCCGCAAACGCAACGGATTTGTCCTGCTCAACCGTAAAGGCGTCAGTAAGGGTGGTTGAACCATTTGGCGTCGTGGCGAAAACAATCTTGGTCCCGTGAGCGGTCGCGGTCCATGCCTGCGTCGCAACCATTCTGATCTGAGCGCGAGGGCCAGCAGAATAGGCCGTAGCGCCAAAGCCAAGAACATCGACTGTGCCAAGAACGTCGCCAGAAGCTACCGCAGAGGCCGCAGCGCTAGTAATGTTGGCCCGGCGCAATCTAATGCCGGGAATACCACCAAAACCGTCAACCTCCATAAACTGATTGGCCGATGTGCCGTTACCAATCAGTCGGTAAATGTAACCGGCGTCGGCGGCAGGAGGAGATGTAACGGCTGTTGTATTGGCTGAAACGGTAAGCGGAGCCGCAAAGGCGGCTGTAACATACGCCTCAATCGTAGCGCCAAGCGCCCGGCAATCCGATTTTGCAACCTGTTTCACGCCAGAGCCGGAATTTCCGTCCGTATTATAATCCCTAAACGCACTAGAAAATGCGGTTGATATTGTTCCCATTGCGGATAATTCCTTACGGCACGGTTATTGATAACGGATCAGTCCATGACGATGCTTGGCCGTTTAGTCCGACATAGCGCATCTGTGTAATAACGACTGTTCCAGTTCTTAGGTATGGCGTTCTCAAAGTGCTGCGATCGAGACTAATCGTGTAAGGCATGAAGGTAACGCCGCCATCAACTGAATACTGAGCGTCAACATCTAGCGTTTGCTCTTGAAGCAGGCCATTTTCGTAGATGTAGGAATCGCCACCAGTATTGTCGTAGGAATTAACGTCAACGGTCGTCTTGATGTAACCGCCGTTTGTACCCTCTTTCACACCGCTAACCGTCATAAGTTTTGGCGGCGATATACTCGTCAAACCGACGACCTTTAGTGCGCTGATAGGATCAACAGGCGGCTTATCGTCTGCGAATACGCTGACATCTATTTCGCGTAGTGTCGCCTGCCACTGACGAAGCGATCCGTCAGGCGTCAAAGCCTCGACGCGCCAAGTGCCTGACAGGCCGAAATTCGGGGCGTCTATACCGATCACTCTCTGCTTGATCGCGAGCATACCGCGCGGGCCTAGAGTGATCGTGACCTTCTTTTTACCGTTGATCCTGCGGGCATGTCTTTGTGCGAGACGGTATGCCTGATTGGCCGAAGGAACCATATCGAAGGAAATAGAACTGATCTTTTTCCCAACCGATAGTTGGGAATCAGTATCTACCCACACCGGGGCTTCATACTTTTGATAGCCCTGTCTTGGCTCCGTGTAAGTAATATGGAACTCGTTAATCGCTTCAGAGGCAGCTTCAACAAATTCTTCGGTAAATGAAGATATATCTGTTTCGTCGAATACTACAGCCGGGTCTTCCCATTTTCCGATCCACATCGTGAACCGGCCATCTTTATCCACCCCATACGTCCCGTCACAGGACGCCATGAGGTTAGATAGAAAGTCTCTTGGAGAACTATTGAAATAATAGACCCCGCTTATTCTGGCGAACGGTTCGTATGTTGTCTGACCATTCCCAAAATTGTTGCGGGTCGTAACTGATAACGCATCACAATCATCGGCTGCGGTAGCTATCGCTTCCCAATCGACACCTGTAATGGCTGTCATATTGTTTTCGATGAGCCATGATACGAAATGGCCGGCGACAAGCGCAGGGTTATCCGAATAATTCCACGTCGCGTTATACAGAGACCATTTGCCGCTGAGATTGTCGATATATGTCTGTTTTACCTTGCGCGGGTCATAAACTCGCGCACCTCGAACTATGACTGACCATTCCGGCCATGCGTTCGGAAAATACTTTAATCTATTTGATGTGCCGCCGGGATTATTCGAAGCAAATGTGTAAAGGCAAGTGATACCTTTACCCATATAATTGTTACCCCACAGACCCGCCGTAGCCGCGCCAGAATACGTCGGCATCAACGTGTTTAATATATATGAACTGTAGCCTTCTTCTGATCCGTAAACAGGTTCAAACGCTACACATGATGCGTCTTTAATGTAGAGTTCTACAAGGCTCGTTGTATTGATTGTGTCTGTTACTGTAACCCATTTATTCGAATATCCAGCCGTGCACTCATAATACACATATGGCCATGAGGACATTCTATACGGTGTCCAACCATCGCAACTATTCTGCAATTCTTGGCGCTGAACGTAGGAGGTCGTCGTTACCGTGCTAAAATTGCTTCTGATGTATTTCGTGCCACTTAACGGCACATATACGTTATCATTCCCGTCCAAAGAATTAGCGGATCGCCCATCGCCTGTTGACCCGGCTGTAAAAGCTTCATCGTCACATAGAACCGCATCAAAGCCATCAATTAGGCCATCACAAATATAAATGCCCTGATAAAGATTGAGTGCCGTAAAAGTATTTGGCGTTACAGTTTTATCGACGACGAGATCAGTTTCATAGAAAAAGTAGCTGCCCGCCGTCTTAGTCCGGCCAAAGATAAAGCAGCGCGGCACATCGGACTGGCGGATCGTCTTCTTCAGCGGGACAGGCGGTGCGGCTTTAGGCGCAGCCGCTTGGCTGGAGGCTTGCTGTTGAGCAAGGATAAACGGGAGCCACGACGCTGCACCCCCGCCGCCGCCGCCCATAAGATACTGCGCGCCCATAAGTCCCGCAGAAAGACCAGTAGCACCCCAACTTATTCCAGACGATATAGCGGCCAGACTTCCGAATACCCCCGCGCCTGCGGCCATCCCGCCGGCGGCCAACCATGCAGCGCCGCCTGTAGCAAGGCCCGCTCCGACAACACCAAGGCCCATGGCGACTTTGCCGATTACTTTTCCCATGGAAGCCCCCAAGCCCGTAGGATCGTCGGCTTCCAAACGGCTAGGCGGCCAAAGGAGCGAACCACACCGAACCCACCTTCTGCAATGATTCCGAGAACCGCCGTGCCGTCCTGTTGCTCAAACACGGCTACGTCGCCGGCCCCGCCACGAGACGGACGCAGGCCCATAAATTCGGCCGCTAGGACCATCCCCATCTCAGGGCCATGATCCATCCACCAGCGGCGTGATTGACTATCGGTAGGCGTCTCTTTGACGCCATTGGCCCGCAGCCAAGCGTAGACCAGCGAATAACAGGGCGTAATCTTGGTTTCCTGCGCCCGCGCCAGTTCTATCGGCGTCATTGGGACCAAAGCACCGTCTGGCGTCCGGCTAGCAAAGCGACGCGCTCGAATACCTTATCGCCCGGATATTTCCGCTGCTGATCTTGGTCGGTCATGTAAGAGGTGAGCGGCATGTTCTTGGTGTAGAAAAGCGGCTCCGCAGTCACCGTGATCGACATGGTGCGGGCTTCGCCATCAACCGACAATTCAGCCTTTTCCATCAGATACAGTTCGACCAGATACGGGTCGTCCAACGGTTGCCAATTCTCGTCAAAACATAGGATGTAAACGCCACACCGCTTGCCCCTGATTTCCGAAGCCTGCGCGCGGGTAAGAGCCATCAGTTCTGGATCAAGGCCGGAAAGCGTGATCGTCACCGGCTCAATCGAAACGATAGCCGAAGCCTGAACGCCATCTATGGACGCCAGTTCGCCAAGGCCAAGCCATTCCGTATTGTCGGCTGCGGTAAAAGTCCCGCGACCCGTCCAGCATCGTATCGTCTCGCTGGCGAATTCAAATTTGACACCAAGCGCGACATGGACATTGCGGCCCGAAACCATCTCTTGAACAGTTTGGGAGAAAAAGACTTCCTGCGTCACCAGTTGGCCTCAATGAAATCTATTGAAACGCGCGATATGCGGCCAAATTCAACGCTTTGAGATAGCGCCCTTGAGTCCGTGACCAGATAAGCGACCATTCTGGGATCATCTATTTCTATCTGCGTTCCCGCGTCGTAGCTTGCGCGAAGAGGCGGCCATATAGACCATGTGTCGCCGTCTATGCCGTGAACAACATGCAATCTGCCGTTAATCTCAAAATAATCGCCAGCCTCGACGCTAGATGCAGTTGAGTTCTCAACCGAGATTGTTACATCACCACGCGCCGCAGCCGTCAGCAAATAACAATCACCGGTTGACTGCGTAAATGTTGCGCCGTCTTGAAACTCCGACCAATCCGTAGCGTCATTGCCCCAAAAAAGCGGCTCTGATGTTCCCCAAAGAAGCTCATTTGCTCCCCAATAGAGCATATTCTTGAGTTGGCCTGTTTGGTCGAAATAAGCGACATCAGGGCTAATGCCATTTCGTTTTGCCAGCATGTTCGGGGAGAACTCTGGCTTTACATAGATCGGCTTTGCAAACGCCCCTATCGCTGTCCAGATAGACCGGAACTGGCGGAACTTGTCGCCGTAAACGGGTATGCCCTCATACGAGATAAGCCAGCCGCCTGCGCTTGAAGAAACGACCTGTTCACGGCCATCCAGCGGCTTTGGCCCTTTGAATACGGGGCGATCAATCGTCGCCGTCATGTTTATCGGGGCTAAATTATCGGGCCATAAGGCGATGGTCGGGTCACGCATCAGAGCGAACGCCTCTGCGCTTCAGCCATGATATTCGGAACGCGCTTTAAGCCCGAATTGATCATTTGCTGCACGGTGACGATGATCTGTCCATCGCTCATTTGGCGGGCGTCCACCTGTGAGTTTGAATAATTATTGATGGTGATTTTCGGCTGGCCGCCGCCTGTAAGCGGAGTGATATTTGCCGGTCCCTGAACAAGCTCAGGCCCGGCCTCGCCAGCGATACCCCATTTGCCTGACGGGATAGACCCGCCTTCAGCAAAGAAGCCCGCAAACAAGGACGATGCGCCCTTCGCCAACATGCCCAAAATGCCGCCGGTCTGGCCGCCTTTGCCGGACAGGCCCATCATCTGCCCGAAAATGCCCTGCCCTGTTAACGCGCCCTGAAGGGCGGAACTGGAAAGCTGCCTGACAACATCCCTTAGAACATCGGACAGTTTTTTGCTTTTTGTGACCAGCCCGTCCAGGGCATTGATCGTAAAATCGGCAAATGAGCGCATCGCATCATTAAGCGCGCCCTGTGATGCTCTAAGCTGGTCAAGATTGTCTTTATATTTCTGCGTTGACGCCGTAATATTCTCGATCTCGGCGCGCTGCTGGGCGGTCAGCGTCTTGCCCTGTTCCTTGGCGATGTTTTCCGCCTTGATCAGCGCGGAGAACTTTTCCTTCTCCACATTGCCAAGGGTAAACGTATTCACCTCTGTTTGTGCAAGCTGGTTCGCTTCTCGCAGGTTCTCAATATATTCTTTGAGCCGGTCCGCTTTATCCGCTTTGCCCGCTTTATTCGCGTCCTGCGCTGTCTGGTAAGACTTGCGCGTGTCGCCTGTTTTCTCACCGGCCAGCGTGCCGACGGTCGAAAGAAACATGTCGGACGGCTTGAATTCCGCCATCTGTCCTTTGCCAGACGCCGGAGTAAACCCGCCCGCAAGCATCGGTGTTTGTTTCTTGGATCTGAATGCTTCGGACGCTCCCGCTGCAATAAAATTATCTGCGGAACGCGCCGCCTGATCATAAAGACCCTTCAGAATTTTAACGCCTTCAATCGCCTTGGCAATCTTGGCGCTCACGAAATCCCACGCATTCGTGAATATTGACATCGGTCCTTGCAGCGTCGCAATAGCGCCGGCAAGATCGGTCTGAATGGCGTCAACGATTTCCGAGATTTGCGTTTTAAGGAAACTATACGCCTCACCCAACCGGCTTTTTACATCAGCAAGGACGGAAATAAATTTTTCAACGTAAGGAATTGTGTCAGCAATTAATGACTTGATGTCTGTCCATAGCGTCGTGACGTTGCCAAGCGGCGTGGCTATTTTGGACAAAGAAACAAGAAGTCGTGAATTGACTTCCTCGTCAGCGGCGCTGATACGATTGCGCAAATCATTGGCTGAATTGGCGATATTATTAAATCCGCCTCCAGCAGCGTCAGCCGCGCGCTGGAATTCAGCCATCGAAAACTTACCCTGATTAATCAGATCAATAAATTTTGCCGCTTTGTCCGCCGGGAAAATGCTTTCAGCCAAATCCCGCGCCTGCGTTGCTGGCAGCGTGCGGATTTTATTTGCGACGACGTCAAGCCATTGGCTAAAGCTGGTTGTGCTATCCAGTGTCTTCAGAAATGATTTGTCAATTTCCTTGACGGTGCTGACGACGGCGCCTGCATTGCGCTTATAGTCCTCAAATGCTTTATTTGCGTTTTGCAGACCCGAAACAACATCGTCGTTGCTTAATCCGACTGTTGCGCCCTTTACCTGTGCGCCAAGAAGTTTTTCTGGCGTGACTGACGCGGATTTTGCCTGTTCTGCAAGGTCAGCCAGTTTACTCCGGGCAACCGACGCGCCGACTTCAATTCCCGTAAATATAGCGGCAAGGCCAGCGCCCATGCCACGCAGGCTAAACACAACCTTACCAACAGCGCTGAGAACCTGACCGGCAAAACCGGCGATCGACCCCCTTGTGCTGGTAAACACGTCTGCAATTTGCGATCCCTGTTGCGTCAGGACCATAAATGGCGACATGCCGCCAGCAAGGGAAACGGCGACGTCATTAATCTGACGGCCAAGGTTAATCATTTCATGGCGGGCAAGGCCGGTCGCCCTGGCGGCTTTTTGCCCCATGACTTCCGCCTGCTGCCCGACGCTAGACATGCCTTCAGCAACGAGGCGACGTTGTTTTTGCCATTCCTGCCATTGGTTGAGCGCAGGGACGAAATTGACATTGTCATTGCGTGGGCTGGGGACAGATTTAGGAACGCCACCCGTCGTTGGCGGGGTTTTCCCCCCCATAGCTGGCATGGTTCCACCAGCAGAATTAACAGCCTTTTTAATTTCCTCCGACGCGCGTCTAAAATCATCCGATATTTTTGCGGCGCTTTGAGCGGCCTTATCGGCTAATTGGTCAAATGCCTTCCCGCCTTTCAGGACTTCAGGCGTAAGAGATTTTACAGCATTATTTGTTGTATTTTTCAGTCCATTAATTTCTGAAGCGCTTTGCTTAACTTCAGACGACATTTTCTTGAAAGCATCTTGCGCTTTCGCAATTCCCGATTTCAGACCAGATGTGTCTGCGACGAAATCATATCTAAGGGCGCCGACAACTGTTTCAGCCATTAACTTCCCCATTGGCGTTAATAGCTGCAAACATTTCTTCGACCTCTTTTGATGTAAGTGGCGATATACCCGCCTCTTTGCTCACGCCTTTTGCTTCCAGATAGCCGTCTATTGCGGAAAAGAACTCCGGCAAAGACATTTTCCAGAAGTCATCTGGGCGCATCCGAAGATGGCCCAGACCTATTTTCATCCACGCTTTCCAGCGTTCCTTGCCGCTAAAGGGCGCTTTTCGGCCTTTTGCGCTTCATCCTGTTGTGCGCTAAAGCCAGAGCTTTGCAAGAGTTCCGTGATCATTTCCATGAACTCTTGAGGCGTCCAGCCAGCAAGTTCCTTCTCGCGGGCGGGGGTTAGATCAATGCCATTTCCCCGCAATAGTCCGCGCATGAACTTTAAGAGGCGTCGGGCGCTGATCTTGCCATCTTCGCCAAAGTTCAACGCCTCCTCGAAAGACTCGACATCAAACTCGTTTTCAATTTCAGCCAGCGCGCCAAGGCCAAGACAAACCGTAAATGTCTCAGCCCCAATTTTAACGTCGCTATATCCGCGTGCTTTGTTAGCCATGTAGCCTCGTTTACGCCGGGACTGTCGCAGTTGGCGTATAGGTAATTGTTGGGGATGCGGTGCTTGTCAGCTTTACCGTGAAAGCCACAGCCTCATTATAGGTAGCGGTTATTTCGTATTCAGAAACGACAAAGCTGCCAACAATTGATATGCCGGCGCTGGTCGCGCTCGAAAGAAGCTGGAATACCTGAGACGCGCCGGAAGCGACCAAAGATGGAAGCAAATGAGTTGGCGCATCTTTTTGATACAAACCAGCCCCAGATATTTCCAACTCTACGGTTCCTGTGTCACCTAAAAGAACCCGCCACCTATCTGTTGAAGCCGGGTTTGAGATAAGAATAGATTGGCTTCCGCTCGTAGGCGTCCCCGTAACCGTCGCAACCCTTGTTGTGCCATTATACGCCGTAATCGGGTATGATGTGCCACCAACAATGACGACTTCTCCGACATAATAGCTATTTACCGATGAGACGGTTGAGCCATCCGAAAAAGTCGTCGGAATAGTCACAGATGAGGACGAGATAGTCGCCAGACACGAAAAATACGTATCTGGCGCTGTTGTTGCATCTACAGGGTTGTTGTTGAGCTTGAATGATCTCGTTCGCAACCCTGCGATGTTTGCATAGACAGGAGACGCACCGCCTGTCGTTCTCACGCCCAACGTCCAGAGCGTCCCCGTCTGCCCAGCCATATTTACCTCTTATTGATAACTATTCACCAAATTAGGCCGGGGTCGTAGCAACCGGGCTGTAGGTGATCGTCGGAGCGCCCGTCGAAAGCAGCTTGACCGT